AAGCTAAAGGAAAAAGAATGAAGCAGAAGAAAGATAGCCCCATCAATAACGCCACAACTGACCCACGCGAGCCGTGGGGGCTGCCAAAGCCAACCCTGCGCCCAGGGGCAGAAGACTTCCTTAAGGTGCCAAGCCTGCGAGGTGAAAGACGGGTGGCACATGCGCCAGCAAGTGGCATAGGAGCGGAGAAGAGCCGATGACGCTCGAATCAGTCATCGAGCTCGCCTGCCGACTTCATGCTGGGCAGCGTGACAAAGGCGGTGAGACCATCATCTGCCATGTGCTAAGGGTCATGGAGGCCATGCCGAAGCGCAGGGAGTACCAGTACACTGCACTTATGCACGATGCCGTCGAGGATGGGCTTATAGAAATCGAGGAAGTGGAGCGGCTTTTTGGGCGCGATGTGGCAGACCAGGTGGGCGGCGTATCGCGCAAGGATGGTGAAGGATATATGGACTACATACAGCGCGTGGCTCCACTCCACATAGCCCGCGCCGTGAAAATCGCCGACCTGACCGATAATCTGTCGCCGTCACGCCGTGGCGCGATAAGCGACAGCCAGCGAGAGCGGTATCAAAAGGCACTGGATTACCTGCTATATTATGCAGAGTAAGAAGTATCATGCAGATGATAGGGTACTATCTTCCACTCAGGAGCCAAACTTGACTGATACGGCAACCACCTTCACCCAGCGCGTCTTAGATGCAGTGCGTGAGCTTCATGCCTTAGAGCAAGTCGCCACAAGAGAATCGGTGGCAGAGCTTACAGGCATAAAGCAGTCGTCCGTGGATAGCTGCCTAAGAGACCTGACCGATGACGGCAAGCTGCGGCGATTGATTCGGGGCATCTATGAGATGGTGAAGATGTACCCACGCGCCCGCGCAGTCAGCAAGACGGTACTTGATGATGGGTGCGTCTTGATAGAAGTAGGCGATGATATGCTACGCCTCACCCCAGCAGAGGATAGAGCCTTAGCTCTAGTGCAGGCAGGAGCTGCCGCCCAAGCAGCGGCGATAGAGAGCAGCAGGCAGCACCTTTTCCTGGCCACATCGCTAGCAGCGAAAGTAGAAGCCATGAGCAGAGAGCTGCGAGCACTCAAAGCGAAGCATGAAGAGCGCCAACAAAAACTGCTTTAGAAGTCTTAAATAGCTTCGATAAGGCTAGGCCTGGATACCACTAGCAACGGGCGAGCAGGCTCTGCCTACTCTTCCCCGCATAGTGTTATGAGAAAAGCTCACCATGCCTGAGTATATAGGTATGGAAAAAAAGCCAGCGGGTAAGAAGCCTGCAAAACCGAAGATTGATACAAAGAAGCCACCCGCTACCCCAGCAAAGAAGGCAGCGGGCAAAGCTGCGCCTGCGCGTAAGCGGGCAATCCAAAGCAAAACCCATCCAAAGAAGCGCACGGCAGAAAAACAAGATAGCGCTAAAGATGCGCCACAGCTCGGTTTAACGCCGAAGCAGCAGCGGTTTGTGGATGAATACCTTATTGATATGAACGCCACGCAGGCGGCGATTCGTGCGGGATACAGCGCCAACGCCGCAGCAGAGCAGGGCTACGAACACCTCAGAAAACCTCATATCCAGATGGCCATTGCAGAAGCCCGCAAGGCCATGCAGGAGCGCACGCAGATCACGGCTGACAAGGTAATCACAGAGCTGGCGCTAATCGCCTTTGCTGATGCCCGTGAGTTGTCAGAGGTCAAGACAGGTTGCTGCCGATGCTGCTGGGGCGAAGGATTCAAGTTCCAGCGCACGATTGGCGAGTTCAACCACGACCGCGGACAGTGGCTTGCAAAAGGCGAAGAGCTGGCAGAGTTTGACGAGCAGGGCGGCATTGGCTTCAACTCACTAAAGCTGCCAAACCCTGAGTGCCCGAACTGCGGCGGTGATGGTGCTGCGCGCGTGGTGCTCAAAGATACGCGCGATTTGAGCCATCAAGCTGTGGCTTTGTACGCTGGCGCGAAGCAGACGAAGGAAGGCATCGAGATCAAGATGCACTCCAAGATGGATGCTATCGAGAAGCTAGCGAAGCATCTTGGCCTTTACGAAAAAGACAACGAGCAGAAGACAGACCCCCTGAGTTCCATGCTTGCCCGCATTGCAGGCGGCAACTCTGGCGGCTTAAAGCCCGTACTGCACGACCCAGAGCGCAAGAGCACGCTCAGTATGCAAAGCAAGGTAGTCGATGATGACGATTGACCTTGACGACGACATGCAAGAGGTATCGAGCGCCAATGCGCTTGATGTACAGCTTTGGCAGCGGCAAAACAAAGCTATGCGTGTAAATCCTGCGCCGCAACTGCCTACGAGTGCCGAAGAGCTAGAACGCTGCCTTTCTGACCCTGAATGGCGGCTTTTTAGCGGGTGTTTGTATCAAATCATCGTAAAAGGCAAGGAAACAAAGGACGCGGACGGAAAGGTGATTGATGAAGGTGAGAGCTTTGTTCAGCCATTCAAACCAAACCGCTCCCAGCGCCGCTTTATCAAGCGCCTATGGCATCGAAACATAATCCTGAAAGCGCGGCAGCTTGGCTTCACGACCCTTATCGCCATCATGTGGCTAGACCATGCACTATGGAATGCGAACCAAAGGTGCGGCATGATCGCGCAGGATAGAGAGACAGCAGAGGCCATCTTCCGAGACAAGGTGGTCTTTGCCTACGACAACTTGCCAGATGAAATCCGCGAGCGTTTCCCGTTGGCTAGAGCAAGCACCAAAGAGTTGCTCTTTGCACACAACAACAGCTCAATCCGCGTTGCCACCAGCGTGCGAGGCGGGACGATTCACCGCCTTCATGTGTCGGAGTTCGGCAAGATTTGCGCGAAGTTCCCACAAAAGGCTGAGGAGGTTGTCACTGGCTCGTTTCAGGCCGTCCCTGTTGACGGGATCATTGTGGTGGAATCCACGGCGGAGGGCACGGATGGCGAGTTCTACAAGATGTGCCAGCGGGCGCAGGCGCTTGTAACTGGTGCCGAGATTCTGACGCGCAGCCAGTACCGCTTTCACTTCTACGCATGGTGGCAAGACCCTGAGTACACAATGCCTCCAGATGGAGTTAGCATCCCTGCCGAGCTGCACGACTACTTTGACGAAATCGAGCGGCTTATGGAGTGCCGCATCGACTTTGGTCAACGCGCTTGGTACGCTGAGAAGCAGCGAAACGACTTTGCTGGTGCAGAAGAACGCATGTGGCGCGAGTACCCAAGTACGCCGGCAGAGGCTTTTCAGCAGTCTGTAGCAGGCAATTACTTCGCCAAAGAATTGATCCACCTGCGCAAGCGCGGCGGTATCACGCAAGTGCCGGTACTGGATGTGCCCGTCTATACCTTTTGGGACATTGGGCGCAGCGATGGCACCGCAGTTTGGTTTATGCAGATGCTCAACGGCGAGGATCGATTTATCGGGTACGAGGAAGCGCATAACGAGGATTTGCGTCATTACGCACAGCTATTACAGAATAAGGGCTATGTGTATGGAGGGCATTTTCTGCCGCATGACGCGAACCACAGGCGCCTGAGCGACTTCAACCGCTCGACCAAGGAGATGCTCCAAGCCCTGCTGCCAAGCCATCGTTTCTTTGTCGTGCCAGTAGTCAGCCACTTGATGACTGGCATCTACACCACGCGCAAGCACCTTAAAGCCGCCTGGTTCGACCAAGATGGGACAGCGCAAGGTATCGAGCGACTGGCTAACTACAAAAAGAAGTGGAGCACGGCAGATGCTCGTTATCTTGACGATACGCCAGATAAGAGCAACGGATGCAGCGAGGGCGCGGATGCCTTCAGACAGTACGCCCAGGCAAAAGAACTGGGGCTTATCGCAAGCATGGCAGACACACAAAACAGCTATGTAGAAGCGCCAGCACCAGAAGTTTATTGAGGCAGAAAACATGAACAACAACACCGACAGCACGCTAGCGAGCACAGACCCAACCGAGCGAGGCGACGGCAACGAAGCCTTGACGCTGGAGGAATACCGCGAAATCCAAGAAGAGATTGACCATCAGCCGCGTGAATGGCGACCAATCGCCGACAGGGAAATGGAATACGCCGAGGGCAACCAGCTTCGCACAGAGCTGCTGGAGGCTCAGCGCAAGCAGGGCATACCGCCAAGCATGGAGAACTTGATCGGCGCAGCCTTGGAAGGCATACGAGGCTACGAAGAAGTCACGCGCACAGACTGGCGCGTGACAGCGAACGGGCAACCAGGCGGGCAAGATGTTGCTGATGCGATCAGTTTCAAGCTAAACGAGGCCGAACGCGCAAGCAAGGCGGATGATGCGTGCTCGGAAGCCTTCTATCGACAGATCGGCGTGGGCTTGGGCTGGGTGGAGGTGAGCAAGAGCGACGATCCTTTTGGCTTTCCCTTCCAGTGCAACAATGTGTCTCGCAACGAAATCCACTGGGACTGGGCAAGCGAGAAAGACGACCTAAGCGATGCACGCTGGTTACGCCGCCAGCGCTGGATGCACCCAAGCCGCTTGGCGCGTGTTTTCCCTGAGCACGCAGAGCTGATCCGACGCTTTGGCAAGGCTGGCATTGGCTGGTGGAGCGAATACTCGGACGAATCAGGAAATGGCGGCGGTAGCACGGGCATGAACCGTGCTTGGGATGTGGCGCGAAGCTGGACAGTGGCAGAAGACCGCTGGTACAACCCTTTCAACAAAGAAGTGTGCGTTACCGAGCTTTGGTATCGCCGCTGGTGTGATGTGGTGGTGCTCAAGAGCAAGGACGGGAGAACAGTAGAGTACGACGAGAACAACCCCGCCCATGTACATGCAGTCGCTAACAACCTTGTTGAGTACCGCAAGGTGGTAGTGGCACGGGTTCGCCGCAGCTACTGGCTTGGCCCGCATGTGCTCTTTGACGGGCCGACGCCTTACGCGCACCGCAATTTCCCGTATGTGCCGTTCTGGGGCTTCCGCGAGGACAACACGCGCGTTCCTTTCGGCTACATCCGCAACATGATCTACCAGCAGGACACGCTCAACAGCGGCAATAGCCGCTTGCGCTGGGCAATGAGTGCCTATCGCGTGGAGCGCACTAAAGGCGCGGTATCCATGACCGATGAGCAGTTCCGCCGAACCGTCGGGCGATTGGACGCGGACATTGTGCTAGACCCTGCGCACATGGCGCAACCTGGGGCGCGGTTCAAGGTAGAGCGCGACTACCAACTGACCAGCCAACAGCTTGATATGCTGACAAATTCCCGCAACGCCATCGAGCGCGTGAACCCTGCGGCTTCTGGCGCGTTCTCAGGACGCAGAGGTACAGCCACAAGTGGCGTGCAAGAACAGACCCAGGTGGATCAGGCCAATCAATCACTGGCGCACATGATGGGCAACTTCAAGCGGGCGCGGACGCAAGTCGGCGAGCTGCTGATGAGCATGATCGTGAACGACATGGGGCAGGACGAGCAGACCATAATCATTGAGGGCGACGCTGTACGACAAGAGCGCACGGTGGTCATCAATAAGCCTGAATCAGATGAGGCGGGGTACTCATACCTATCCAACGACCTCCAACGCACGCGCTTGCTGGTGACGCTGGAGGATGTACCGAGCAGCCCAAGCTATCGCGGCCAGCAGCTCAACGCCATGACGGAAACGATCAAGTCTTTGCCACCACAATACCAAGCGGCTGCACTGCCTTTCCTGACAAGCCTGATGGATGTGCCTTTTAAGAAGGACTTGATAGAGGCCATCCGTGCCGTGAGCACACAGGAAACGCCAGAGCAGGTAGAGCAGCGCATCAAGCAGGCCGTGCAGGACGCAATGACCAAGGCTGGCAACGACCTCAAGGCACGCGAGCTGGACATCAAAGAACGCCTGACCGACGCGCAGATCAAGCAATTGATGTCGCAAGCGGTGCAAACTGGCGTTCAGGCAGCCTTCTCAGCCATGCAAGGCGGCGCACAAGTCGCCATGAACCCACTGATCGCACCGATAGCCGACGAGATCATGAAGGGCGCTGGATACAAGCGGCCAAATCCAGTAGGCGACGATCCAGACTTTCCTGCGCCCGTGGTGGCAAAACCACAGCAGGCACTACCAACAGGCGAAGGTGGCGCAGAAATTGCACAGGTGCAAGAGAACACCAGCCCAACATTTCCGCCCATTCCCCAACAGGCAGAGCAGGGCATGACGGGCATCGAGACACCATCCACGAGTGACAACTTGCAGTAAAGGCTGCCGTACCCATCAACCGCCCACAGAGGCGGTTTTTTTACGCCAGCGCCATATCAACCCAGTATAGGGTTTTGCAAATGCAGGCCAGTTATTGACAATGCACTATAAGCAAACCGCGAAAGCGCAGAGCGAAGTAAGCAGCGCGCAAGCACTGCAACAAACCCATTGCGGCTACGGCGATATGTGGCGGGGACTATATGACAACTCAACAGGATTTCTACGACAACATCGACGGTGCTTTGACACCTGAGCAGGCGGCACAGGCTTATGCCTTGGCTGCGACGGGCGATACCAGCGCAGAGCTGGAAAACAGTGGAGTGCCCGCTACCACTACTGCGACGGAAGATGGCAAAGGCGATGATGGTGAGGCAGCAGGGCAAGCCAAAGGCGAGGCTGGCAAAGGCGGCGCGGAAGCTGGCACAGGCGAAGAGGGCATCGACCCATCTAAAGCTGTGGTGCTAGCGCGGGATGGAAAACACACCATCCCATACGAGCGGCTGGAGAAGGCACGGCAAGGCGAGCAGCATTGGAGAGCGCAGGCAGAAGCCGCACAGCAACAACTGAGCGAGCTGCAAGCGCAGGCGCAGGCACGAGCTGACGCAGGACAAGCACCGACTACGACCGACAACATGGTAGCCAAAGCAGAGGCAGCCATCGAGGCGGGAGTGGATGCGGGTTTGTTTGGCGACTTCTCAGAAGCGGCTTTGGCCGCAGGCATTCAGAAGCTGGTGGAGCAGCAAGTTCAGGCGCGAGTGAATCAAGCACTTGCGCCACTTACTCAAAAGCAGCAACAAGAGGCCGCGACAGACCACTACAGCGCCATCTATGGCAAGCATCCAGACGCGGATTCGATTGCGCAAAGCAGCGAGTTTGAGGCTTGGGTAAATAGCCAGCCCAGTGTCGTGCGCAATGCCTATCTTGGGCTTTTCGACCCACAGACTGGCGGCACTGCTGAACAAATCATTGAAGTGTTCGATGCCTTTAAAGCAGCGACCACACCGCAGAAGTCCGAAACAAGCGCAGCGAACAATAAGGGCGCTGCAAGTGCCGCAGTAGCAAACGCTAAGGCAGAACCTCCAAGCAGTCTTTCCAGTATTCCTGGTGGGCGTGCGGCTGGTTCTAACGCTTTGGACGCTACTTCGGACATGACAGGCTTAGAAATGATGGCGGCTACTCAGCACATGACACCGCAGCAGCTCGAAGCCTGGCTGAACCGAACAGTTTAAGGAGCAATAACCGTGAGCACGACTAAAACAAATGTCCCATCTGGCGCTAAAGGCGCGATGATTGAACAGGCGGTTGGTGTATTCCACACCGCCACACAACGCAACACGCAAATGCGTCATTTGACCGGCTCTATGCCGAAGATTGATGCGGCTGTAGCTGGTACGCAAGGCACTCAAACCAAGACTTCGATGCCAATCGTGCGCGCTGACAACTTGACCAAGAACAAGGGTGACGAAATCACCTTCCACTTGGATCAGCCTATCGGCGCTTACCCCATCATGGGCAGTGAGTACGCCAAAGGCAAAGGCGTTGGCATGAGCTTCTCGGAAGATCGCTTGCGCGTCAATCAGGCGCGATTTGTGATCGACATGGGCAACACCATGACGCAGATTCGCAGCCCTTACGACCTGCGACGCCTTGGCCGACCAAAAGCGCAAAAGCTGATGAACCAGTATCTCGACCAATCGACGCTGGTTCACTTGTCTGGTGCGCGTGGCTACCACGACCATAAAATCGAGTGGACTGTTCCCGTTGATACGCACGCCAAGTTTGCCGAGATGATGGTGAACCCAGTGAAAGCGCCAACGAAAAACCGCCACTTGGTTGCAGGCGCTGGCAGCGTTGGCGAGCTGGCCGTGAATGCTGGCGAGCTGGTGATCTCGACCACGGATGTTTTGAGCATGGATGTGCTCGATAGTGTCCGCGAGTGGGGCGACAGCATCCCATTGCCACCTCCTCCCGTTGAGTTTGAAGGCGACCAGGCTGCCACGGATAGCCCGCTGCGCGTGTTCTTGGCTTCGCCTGCCCAGTACAGCAACTTTGCGACCGATCCCGCTTTCCGCGCGTTCCAAGCAAATGCCCATGCACGCGCCCGCTTGGCCAAGGATCACCCCTTGTTCATGGGCGAGGCGGGTTTGTGGAATGGCATCTTGATCCTCAAGAACCCCAAGCCAATCCGCTTCTACGCTGGCGACACGATCAAGTATTGCGCGGCCTACGACAGCGAAAACGAATCAAGCTGCTTGGTTCCCGCATCGTTCACGGACAATTTTGCCGTGGATCGCGGCCTGTTGCTAGGCGGTCAAGCCTTGGCGATGGCCTTCGGTGCGTCTGAGCACTCTGGCATTCCGTTCTTCTGGAAGGAAGAAATGGACGACTTCGACGACAAGATGGAAATTGCCATCGGCGCGATTTTGGGCATGTCCAAGATTCGCTTTGCAGTCGATCACGGCGAGTCTGTTCAGTTCACTGACCACGGTGTCACGGTGCTGGATACAGCTGTGAAGATCATCAAGCCGCGCGGCTAATGCCAAAGGTGGCCAGCCATGCGCTGGCCTACCTTCGATTCATTCAGATTTGATTAAGGAGTTCCATCATGGCAACTATCAATAAAAAAAGCATTGGCGAGCAACAGTTCGGCGGCGCAATCCCATTCGGCAATGTGACGGTGTACCGCTCAACGCTTGAAACTGGCTCAACAGGCGGCGCTTTGAATGCCGATTCAGCTACAGCATTGGCTGTGAATGATGTCGTGGTGCTCAACAAGCTGCCACAGGGCATGATGTTGAGCGACGCGCAGATCATTGTCTCTACTGCGATGACAGCATCCGTTACGGGTTCGCTTGGCTTCAAGTATGTGGATGGCGTGGACAGCACGGAAGTCCCACAAGATGCAGCCTACTTCGGCTCTAGCTTGGCGCTCAATGCCACTGGACGCTTGCGCTGCTCTACATCAAAAGTCCCAGTGAAGCTGGCAAAGGAAGCCTATTTGACGCTTACGATCACGGGCGCAGCAAATGCCAAGGCTTCACGCCTTGATGTGATTGTGCAAGGCGAGCGCATGGGGCCGAAATAATCGGCGCTGACTTAGCGCGGGGTGGGAGCAATCCCGCCCCATTCCAACACTGGAGCCAATGACATGACAAACGAAATCGCAGTGACCTACACGGGCAATGATGACCCATACAAGGATCGCATCTACCGTTCTGGATTGACCTTCACCAAAGGGCAGACGCGAATGCTCCCAGAGCCATTGGCCACGCGCTTTCTGCGCCATACTGATGTGTTCGAGCGCACTGCCAAACATGACAATGTGACAAAAAAAGCAAAGCAAAAGGCCGATGAGCAGCAAGTGGAAGAGGTAGATGTCATACAGGACGATACCAGAGCTATCTTGGAGCAGACGGCGAAAGAAAGCGACACACTGCGCGAGCAGGAGAACGCACGCTTCGAGCTGCACGACCGCTTGGCAAGCATGGACAAGGCTGCACTGATTGACTGGGTTCATGCCAACTACAAGCAGAAGATGCCTGGCAACTACGGACATCCGCGCCTGCTGGATATGGCCAAGGGCTTCATTGACCAGTACGGAATGCCTGCATGACACTGCAAGATTTAATCGCCCGCTTCCGCGTTTTGGCTGCTGATAAAGCGCAGCCGCAGTTATGGAGTGACCAAGAAGTCACCATGTGGCTAAACGATGCACAGAAGCAAGCCTGCATTCGTGGGCGCTTGCTGCGAGAGGACGATGAGCGCTCTGTCTGTGTTATCCCATTGCGAGATGGGAAGAATACCTATCGCCTACACCCAAAGGCTTACGAAATCATCAACGCTCGCTTTACCAGGGGCGGCGGCACTGCCCGATATGCAAAGCTGGTCAGCCGTGAATGGCTTGACGCAAACCGTGGTGGCTGGCGTGATGATTCTTATGAGGCCGAGTACATCATCCAAGACGATGTGACAATCCGCATTGTCGGCAAGGTGAATCCTGACGAAGCCCTAAGAATAGAGTGCTACCGCTTGCCTATGGATGACATGGAGCAACTGTCAGACGAGCCTGAAATTCACGAAGCCCACCATGAGCATTTAGTCCACTGGGCACTGCATAATGCGTTTAGCGTAGTGGATGCAGACGGGTTCGACGCTACGAAATCCGCACGAGCAGAGGCCGCGTTTACAGATTACTTTGGTCTGATGCCCGATTCAGACTTGCGCCGCATGACCCGCGTGGACGAAGTGCAGCACAATTATGGGGTGTTTCCATGAGCATCATTGCCCCGCAGTGGTTTAAAGATGCAGTAAATGATTGGCCTACGGCAATATGGCTGCCTATGCCAACAGAGGAAGGGCAAGAACCAAGTTTTGTTGTTAGCGAAGATTTAGTTGGGTTTCAAGTATCAAACATTTATGATAGCGTAGAAGTGAACTCCAAGTTCTCGCCTTACGACAAATTCGCGTTTGACGCCAAACTACGGGGGGTGCTAGGCGCTACCCTTCCTGCAAACTGGTTACAGCGCGGCGCAATCATTATTGCAGGCCACGCCTTGTTGAACGCTAATGGCCCCTATGATATTGAAAATCGCGGTGCAGGGAGTGCTGGAGTAAGTGTTTTCGTTGAGGATTCGCCTATTGGGTATTGGACAAGCCTAGCACAAGGGCGACTTGGAAGTGGCGGTCAAATTGACAACGAATACATTTATCCCGCAACGCATATCGTCTCGCCAGAATCGAATCCAGCCAATAAAACCTATCAGAATTACAGCCGCCCACAGTACCGATGCGCCGTGCTAGGCATTTCCTCAGCAGGCGATGTTGTCGTCGGACAAGGCCATCCTGACTACGCGAATGAGCGCCCATATCAGGAGGCATACCGTTCTATTGGCACGATGGATGCCAGCAAATTCTCCTTTATCAATCAGATAGTAGTAGAGAGAGATTTTGAGTTGGAATATGGAGTTCCAGATCGCAGCCTTCTCACCTTCCTAGAAGTTAGACTGCCAGACATGGCTCCTATTGTTTTCCCGCCCATTGTTCAGCCAGGTGCAAAAACATGGTGGCGTGATGAAGTGTATTGCTCAGAGGGCGATAGCGCACCAGTGATATTGGACAAACGAGGCTTCCCTATTGGCGCTGCCCCAAACATTCCGCAAGGCCCAATTCCTCCAGACTACCCGCACTGATAAGCCTTAGTAGACATGGAAAAAGAAATCAACATCGGCGCACCTGTAGGTCTAAACAACCGTAAGCCACTAGCCCGTATGGACGCAAGCACAGACGCCGGAGCTGGTGCATGGCTACGCTCTGCAATCAATATCGACCTGTCGAGCGATGGGTATCTGCGCCGCCGCAAAGGGTTTCAACTCGTACAAGCTGGTGACTTCCATTCTCTTTGGTCGGACGATAAAGACGCTTACGCGGTAGTAAATGGCTCGCTGTCTCATTTATCCCCAGAACCAACACCCATAGAATCGAATGTCCGCAAACCCGTTACCTACGCTCGTTTCCCCGATGGTGCAGTGTATTGGTCAGACGGAAACAAGGCGGGGCGGATAAATGGGCAGGACAACAAGCCTATCACCCCGCCAATGCCAAACCCTGTCCCTGCGGCGCAAGTAGCAGATGCAGGTTTACCAGCAGGAAGATACCAGGTTTGCTTTACCCGAATCACGGACGGGCTGGAATCAGCGCCTACTGAAGCCGTCATGTTCGACTTGCCAGAAAACAAAGGGCTGGTTTTCTCAGGCGTGGACAATAACACCTTGATTTATGTCACTGGCGCGAACGGTGAAATTTTCAACGAGATAAGCGGCAATTACCTGTCCCCTATTGCTGAAGGTGCAGAGTGCCCTACTTTCGGACTAGCGCCCATTCCAGCAGGGCAGGCATTGGCGCACTATCGAGGGTCGCTTTTGATGGCGGCAGGGAACTACCTGTATGTGAGCGAACCATACCTGTACGGGCTACACAATCCCGTGCGTGGGTTTATTCCATTTCCAGAGCCTATTAGCGTTATAGCGCCGTGTGAAGATGGCTTCTATGTGTGCGCGGATAAAACTTACTGGCTACCTGCCGACCCACTAAACACCACGCCGATTGTTGTTTTGCCCTATGGCGCACTGGCTAAATCACTTGTGATAGACGATGAAAATATGACGGTTTACTGGCAGAGCAAACACGGCATCGTGCTTGCGAAACCAAGCGGAAGCGTTACGCTACCACAAGACCAAGCCCTGCAATTTGACCCAGCAGACACTGGCGTGAGCTGGCTAAGAGAGCAAAACGGCGAGAGGCATTTAATCACCACCCGCGAGCGCGGAGAGTAAAGGAAACATCATGGCACTGAATTACCCTGAGCAAGGACGCAACTATGTATTGGATGTTGCTGTCAACGATGGCAACAAAATCGCGAACTGGTATATCCTCCTGTTCGAGAATGACTACACGCCACAGGAAAGCGACACTGCCCAAAACATCGTAAGCCGAGCTGGTGAAATCGCCACTTATGCAGAAGGCACGCGCCCTGCGTTTACAGTAAGCACGCCAACTGGCGGGGGCGTGAACAATCAAGGCAATATAGCTCAAGTCACCCTGAACGCAGCTAAGACTGTTCGCGGCTTTGCGATTGTCTCAAGCGCAGGCAAGGGCACATCAACTGGGACACTGCTGGCTGTACAGCGCCTTGATTCAGCCCGCGCCTACAACAGTGGCGATGTGGTGAAGATACCCGCAACACTGCTGCTGGCAAATGTAGCGTGAGATGGACTTTAGGCGATACCCACACCAGCGCGACCATCCACCCAGCGCGGTAGGTGGTCAGCAGGCGCGGTTTCTCGATAGTCTTTCTACCCCGTCTCTACGGCACAAGAACCCTGACGGCTCAGTCTCAATCAAAAACAATGGGCGGCTGAAAGTCCAACGAGAAGATGAGCAACAGGATGTCATAGGCTTATCCCGCCTTTGCTGGCTGCCAAGTGGGATTGTGATAACCCCCAGAACAGCAACGAATCAAACAGGATGGGGTTTGCCGCCTACCCAAGATGGCATGGGCACAGTTGGCGGCGACTTCCCGTATGTGGTGATTAACCAATACGAGCACAACAACACGCCAGAATACCTGCACAGCGTCTATTCGGACAAGGCGTTTATCAACGCACAAGGAATCCAGCTTAACCTGAACTGGCCTATCAATTACATCAATTTTGAGATCGGCGACCGAAAAGGTTTGTTTGGCAAGCAACAAAAAGACGACGCAGGCGCTTTCCGCAAAGGGTCTTACATGCCTCAATTCATAGCACGCTATGTCCCTTTGCTAACAGAAAAGAAACAGGCTGGATGGTATTGCCACCGCCCAAAGATTCGCCCTTGGCTCAATGACGAACTGAAAGACCTGCACGAAGCGGTAAACAATGTGCGGCTGGCGAACGGACTGCCCGACCTATCCCCACCAATCGAAGGCTGGGTTCCTGACCACGCCCAAGCTATAACGCTTGTAAACATACTAGCCAAAGAGCAAGCCCACGATAGCCCTAACTTCACAGTCGGGTGGCAGGCACATTTACAGCGGGTTTGGTTTCGCGCTGGACGATTCGAGAATTACGGCGAGAATTTGTACACGGGTTCACAGCCAGGAAAAGAGTTCGCCCTGCAAACCGTCAATGCGTGGATAGACAGCCCTGGACACTTTGATGTAATGACCACGGACTACACAAACGGCGCACGCGAGATATACACCACACAAGGTCAGGGGCAGTACATAGCAGAATGCAACACGCTTGGCACTTGGGGTATGGCTTTGTTCGAGGACGAGCCAGGCAAGCGCCGAGCAAGGGAAATGGCAGAAGTCATTACCTCAGCATCACCACGGACTGCAAGGTGTACGACTTGGAGAAATCCTATCCTGGGTAGCATGAGTATCAGCGGTACGCCTGCCGCGCTTTCAATGTTCGGCACACGCAACATGGTATGGGCTACTAGGTCGGCAGTTTCTTATAAGCAGGTGGACCTTGTTGTTGCGGAAAACACGGACATACCTACCCAACGAGAAATTGTAGTCGGTGCCGCGCTATGTGTTATTCAAGGCCAGCAGCAGATGACGGGTGAGCAGTTTAATAGCCTGCTGTTCCGCAAGCGAGAGCGTGACCGCCAGTACAACACCAAGAGGGTAGAGCAAGGCAAGGCAGTAGATTCAGCTTGTGTTGGCGCTGAGGACTACCTGACCCCTGCTATGACAGGATGGGATGTGCAAATGCGCACCCTGAGTTATGAGGAAGTGGGCGCGCAATACGCTTCCCCAAGCACCGACAACACAGTCTGTTCGATTGTTCTAAGAGGCGGCAAAGCTGAGGACTTCCTAGCAACCCGCCAAGAGCTTCGGAGAATCAATCTGCCATTCAACCCCGCATCCATCGCACAGAGCGCCAAATTTTCAGAAGATGGGCAGAAATGTGTATATGCCGTGTCAGAGCTTTTGACTGGCGCAGGTCCGGAAAATGGCAAGTGGCACGGGGAACGCTTGCACTTTTACGAGTTCACGCCTGACGGTGTGAGTGAGGTAGCCACCAGTGAGATAGATATTGAAGTGTCCTTGCCGTATGGGGCTGGGGAATATCGCCATACCGCAATAGGCCAATGCAAACTGTACCCGTACTACCAAGGCAATTCCCTGGAATGGGTAGAAATGAAGGTGGACAGTTTGGGCTGGTACAACAACAGCACTTTCACACCGACATCGCGCCGAGTTCTACATTCAAGCCTTGTGATTGACGGGGTGGAGTGGGTCTATACTGATACGCAAAGTGGCGGTCTGGCAGGGAGTTCTGACACTGCTGTGAGTGGGACGGTTAAGCACCTGTTGTATTTCGACCCACTGTTTCTTGATAGGGCGCACTGGATAGAGTACACACTTACCAAGGCAGCGGCCAATACGACGACAGGCACAGCCGTGGTGATGCGAGATATGACTAGCCCAACCGTGGTGAAAACCCTTTACAGTGGAATCACGCTGACGGGGGAATCCAATGGCGACACTTGGCTTGTGCCCATGTTTACCAACAAAAGCCAAGCAAACCCAGCGGGCACGATTCAATACCTACATCCTGCACGCCGATGGAGCACTAAGCCAGAGGCTAACTTTAAAGCCGCGTTCACACTAGGCGGCGGCAGCCTACCTTTTCCCGCTGGCGTAAACTACACCTTCGGTGGTGGGCGGCCTTTCTCTACCCCGCTTAGCCCTGTATCGTTCTCGCAAGTAGTTGGACATAGTGATAACCTTGCAGATGCAAATATCAGTAATGCCTACGCTGTTTGTGGCGGACTACACAGTCAGCCTTTTGGCTTTGGCACTTCGGGGAAACCTTTGGGTACAACAACTTATTTCCGAAGTAGCAACCTAGACCTAGAGGCGATAACTGGCATTGCTGGATTGAGCGACAACATCCTACCCATTTGGGGCATTGAATGATTAACCTGAGTACCGCACTACGAGCCGCTATGGCAACTGAATATGGCCTGATGGCCATGATGCAATACGGCTGCATCAAAGTGTTTGATGGCGATCCTCCTTTGACATCAGACATGGCAGAGCAAGGCCAGCTACTCGCAACGATTACCCAAGACGGCGTACCTTTCCAATGGGGAACAATGCAAGGCGCGCTGAATATGGAGCCTGGCCCTACAAATGGAGCCTGCCAAAAACTAGGGGCGTGGAAAGTTACAGTCACTACCAGCGGGCAAGCAGGCTGGTGGAGATTCGTATGGAATGGATATGACGGCGGCGAAGCTAATGAATGGGTGCCGCGCGTGGATGGGCGTATTGGCGAGGGCTTAATCTTGCCAGATTCCACTTTAATCAGCGGGGATGTGCTGGATGTGGAGTCATTTTTCTTTATCATCCAACCAACTTCAAACTGAAAGGAACCATCATGGCACTTATGATCTCTACTGGTCTGGCTTCTGGCATTGCTGGAGCGGACTCTTTAATAAACTTGATGGATGGCGGAGAGATTCGCCTGTACTCAGGCGCTGTTCCAGCCAGTGCAGACGCGGCCATTGGTTCTGCCACATTGCTAGTGACCATCAAAAAAGACGGTTTAGACCCACTGGTTTTGACGGCAGACGGGCCAGCGGTTCGGCGACCCACTGGCGACACTTGGAAAGGTACGCCAGTAGTAACGGGGGCAGCCACTTTCTTCCGCCATGTGCAAGCAGCAGACACTGACGACGCAAGTACAGGTGATGTCCGTATTCAGGGCACTGTTGGCTTGAGCATTGCCTCGAACTTGGCTTTGATAGATGTGAACTTCACATCAGGCGTAGAGCGCACGCTGAGCGCCTACAGTGTGAGTATTCCGCTGAAGGCATAAGCCATGCAATCGGCGACCAAGCTGTATGTGACGCAAGGGCCTGCAAGACCTTTGCCGCCGCCGCCTGAGCCTCCACCAAGGCCACCTCGTCCACCAGAGCCGCCGCCGCCACCCAATACACCATATAGACCGCCGCCCCCTGATCCACCTCCACCACCACAAAAGCCGCCAAGTGGTGGCGGATGGATATTTGTTGGTGGCGACTGGAGTGGTTTGATTCATTATCAGGGCATGAATGAGTCCAACTTGTGACCGTTATGTTTGTGTTTAAGGAATAGCCGTGGCTGTTATTACTTGGGATAGAAAAGCAAAATCAATCGCCGCAATGGATGGTGATGGCCTGTTTCGTTTTGCTGTTCTGCCACAAGTAGGCGCTGGCGCTTACCGTTCGGATATTGTCTGCGGCTTAACCAACAGCACAGGCACTGCACCAGATGGGGTTAGTCACGGCTTTATGATTCGTGGCGATTCATTCTGCGTGCTCGAAAACGGCGCTCAAGTTAGCGGCTGGCAGTTATTCCCTGAATTTGAGGGGCTTGTAGAGGCGGTTGTTTTTCGTATCTACCGCGTAAATAGTGCTGTGTTCTACACAGTATCTGCTGCTCCAGAGTCAACTTACACGGCAAGCGGCTGGGAAAACGGCTTATGGGCACCTTGGGACGATGCACATCAATATGATTTTGATGCGCACGCCGCCAAGAATGCGCTAGATGGCCTCAGCATCAACGGCGCGCTAGTCCACAGCAGCACGCAGGCCAGCACCACCACTGCGTATCTGGCTGTTGCCTTCTCACGACTTCCTCAGGATGAATATGGCGAATTAGGTACAGGTGAGATTTACGGAGCCAGCCTTCTATTTCCAGAAGCGGCTGACACGCAGCCATCCATGCTGATTCCTGCCTTGCAGATATTGGCAGGCGATTTAGTCGATGGTGTGCGCGATGAACTCCCGCCATTACAGATATTGGCCGCAGAGTACAACGCTTATGGCATTAGAGCCAGTCTCTCTGCATTGCAGGTTATCGCAAGTGAGCTATCCCCATTGGATGTGCAGGTGGAATACATGGACGCCGATATCCCTGCGCTAGCCATGCGCTTTGAGGATAATGCACCATCTATCCAGATGCCAGCGGTCACTTGTAAGGCTGGTGATTTTGACAGGATGATAGAGACTATCCCTGCTATCACGATGATGGCAGGAGATGGTCTTGAGGGGGTGCTGGCTGAAATACCCGCGCTCCATGTTCAGAGCACAGAGGAATACAGCCTTGCAGGGAGTATTTACGGTGCAGTCCCTATCTATCCGCGATTGTCTGCAAGCTCGATGGTGATAGACCCATCGGCTTTGCCTACGAAGCCAATGACCTTGCTGGCGAAGATAGACGGTGCGGTATTTGGCGAGAATGCCTTGCCAACCAAGTCCATGCGCCTGATAGCCAAAATCAACGGGCAGGCAACAGCAATTCGCACGCTGCCAACCGAGCCAATGGTTTTGGGTGCCACAGGAAGCATTACTAGCCACGCCGAAGTGACTTTACCTACTCAGCCAATGAAGCTGATAGCTGGGGGCGATATTTCCGCAATTGGCATCGTCACCCTACCCACCGAGCCAATGGTTTTATTGGCAGGCGGGAAGATAGGCCAGCGATCTGCTGTTCTGAGAACATACGCCATGAGTCTGCAAGGCGGAGGAACGACAGAATATAAAGAGTTTCCGTTTAACAGCTTTGCCAAAATCAACGGCCAGTATTACGGTGCAAGCGAAGAAGGCTTGTTCCTATTAGAAGGCAACACGGACAACGGCGCACCGATTCAATCTGAATTTGGGTTCGGTGAGTTTGACTTCGGCACGCCAAAGATGAAAACCATTTCGTACTGCTATCTTGGCACAGCCGCAGGCAGCATGAAGATGCGTGTGTATTCTCATGTAAACGGCAAACCAGCCGGGTATGAGTACAAAGCCCGTTTGCATGGGCGCTCAATTCGAGAGGTGCGATTCGATTTAGGCCGTGGCCTGAAAAGCACTTATGTGATGCCCACTTTCTACAATGCCAATGGGGACGACTTCGAGGTGGACAATGTGCGCTTTCTCGTTTCCAATTCTGACCGAAGGATTTAGGAATGGCAAACCCACTAACCCCAATACCAATACCAAACTTTTACGGGACTGGCCTAAGCTACCCCGCAGATTTGCACAACTGGATTGTTTCCAACAAGTGGGCGCTCGCCCAGGATTGGTTTGAAAAAGCGTTTGCCTTTGGCGACGAGACAAAAGCCGAAGTAGGCGAAGCGCCGCAGGTTCCTGTTCCTGATTTGCGAACCCTATTAGAACAGGCTACCCCGCCATCCAATTTGCAGTTTGACGACCCAGACAGCGCAATGGAGTATTACAACTCCAAGAACGCCGAGTTATCAGCACTGGTGGATGATGCGTTTAACAAGATGGTAGGGATTGCATTCCCAGACATGGATGTATTTGCCGATGCTTTGCGTTGGTGTAGGAAGGCCATCAACGAGGGCGGCACTGGGATCAATATCAATGTTGAGCACGCACTATGGGAGCGAGGCCGCGCCCGCATATTGAAACAAGCCCAGCGTGACACCCAAGATATAACAGAGAAATACGCCCGTGCTGGCTGGCCACTCCCCCCTGGTGCGATGTTCCATGCTCAGCAATTGATTCGACAGGACAGCCGAAACAAACTGGCAGAGCAAAGTCGTGATATTGCGATTAAATCCTTCGATACTGAAATCGAGAATGTGCGCTTTGCCATTAAGACAGTGGGCGACTTATTCAGCCAGGCTCTACAAGCGGTGAGCGACTATGTGAAAACCATCATGCTTGCGCCACAGACTGCTGCAAGCCTGACTTCATCGTTAAGCAATATGAAGAATGACGCAGCCCGAACACTGGTAACGCTCTACCAAGCTCAGAACGCCGCGCTAGAGCCATTCTTGAAAATAGAAATGACGGACGCGGAATTAAAGTCTAGGGCGCAAGAGCAGAATCTACGCGCCAAGATGGAAGTAGCGAAACTCAAACTAGACGCAACCTTAGCCAACCTGAAAATGGTAGGCGATGCAGCAGCCTCTAGCCTCAACGGAATATCAGCAGGCACCAGCTTGGGAATATCTGCCGGCGACTAAACACGAAAGGAAACTATCATGACTACCTATTTCGAAGGCGTAAAGAAAGCACTTGGCTTTGACCCAGAGTACAACGCCAAAATGCAAGCAATGAAAGAGCGCCAAGCTCAACACCAGGCTGCACAAAAGCCCATGCCCACCCCTGTGCCCCGCAGCAATCTGACGCAGTACGCTGGCGGCGATGTGCTCAAACGCCGCATGGCGGCCATTGATGGCTATGCCAATGGCGGGATGGTGCGCGGCAAGGGCACAGGCACTAGCGACAGCATCAAGAAAGATGCACGGGTAGGTTCTTACATCATGGCAGCAGACAGCACCGAGGCGATAGGCGAGCAAACATTGGCAGGCATGGGCAAGAAAGTGCCTGTAGCGGTGAGCAACGGCGAGTTTGAAATGCCGCCTGAGCAAGTCCATGCCATCGGTGTGCAGGTTCTTGACCAGATAAAGAATGCTACACACACACCAGTTGCCCGTGGATTGCCAGGCTATACCCCTCAGAACCAAGAGCCGCGTCAATTCTTCGCCAGCGGTGGGGCAGTAGATGATATGAGCCGCTGGAAAGCTGCATCCGATGCGTTGCGCCAATCCAATGACCGCATAGCGGCAAGCCAAGGCCGCGTGAACATCCAACAACCCGATGGGCGCTTTGATGAAAACAAACTAGCCAAAGCTGCTGAAATGGTGCGCCAAAGCCGTGCGCGTATGGCACAGAACACCATGTTATCTAATCGAGGCTTTGCTGCTGCGGATGTGCCACGGCAGTATTTGGCCGATGGGGGCAACACAAAGCACCCAGAGGACCTGGACAAGTGGAAGGCTGCGGCGGACATGGTTCGGGCTTCGCAAGAGCGAATTGCTGCAAATAGAGCGCAAGCTGCTACTGATTTGGATAACATCAAACAACAGCAGGCCGCTACGCAAAATATGAATAGCCGCACAGGAGGCGCTGGGGTGACTGGATTGTCGCCAGCTGGGGAAATGGTGGCCAAAGGCTTTCGTTCGCGGGAGCAGGCAGCACAGCAAATGGAGGGCGCAGGCAATAGTGCTGGCGCAGCTGGGGCTAGGGCATCAAACTTAATACAATCGTTCGGCAGCGCCTTTGATGCGATAGGACAGACCACGAGAGACAAGGCAAGTCAAGGATTAGACCCAGTGTTTCGTTTTGGCTCTGCTTTGACTGGGGGCAATGGCGGCATGGCAACATCTCTAACACCAAATGACAAACCTGCCACCGCCGCAGCAGAAGTCCCACCACCTGCCACAAGCGTGCCAGCAAGCGACATCGTGCCGCCTGCTGCCGATAAGACCTCAAGCGCATCAACAGATAACTCCCCAACTGGCTCAAGCAATACAGCACCAGCCCCGCGCCAAGTGGAAGGCGCAAACGCTTACGAGCACAGCCGTGGGAATTACAGCGACAACCCCGCAGGAATGGGCTTTAACCCTGGTTTCACAGGCCAACCTACTGCGCAAAACAATGCAACCATGCAAAACATAGCCGACCGCTACAGCAACCAAATCAGCGGTATGGCAGCGCAGCAAATGCAGCAGCCACAATCCCGTGGGTTCGATGCCCCCCAAATTGAGCATAGCGGAAATAGCTGGCAAGCCCGCAATGACTTGCGGAATCTGCAAGTAAGCGCCAACAGCATTGCCAATCGCCCTTACATAGTAGGCCGTGGACGGAACAAACAAGTAATTACGCCTGACAACGGCTCAATGGCAGCTTACCAGGCTGCATTAGCGGCTGATGGCCGTGCCCGTGGACAATCTGGTGACGCTGGTATATCCGCAATGCGCGAGAACGCCGCCATAGCCCGTACAGGCATGAGTGAGCAAGGCGCAAACTCCCGTGATGCAAATCGTAACGCTCTGGAGGCACAGCGCATTGGTATTGCTGGGCAAGAGGCCGTGTTTAACCGTGGAGTGAAAGGTTTTGAAATGGCCGACATCCGCCGTAGGCAAGCCGCGCAAGAAGCATATTCTAAGGCTGACGAAGCAGGGCGCAAGGCCATCGCGGAGCAGTACCCTGATTTGTTTAAGCAAGGCGACAAGGGCAAGATGCAGTTTGAGGTGATACGCGGCAAGAGCGACCCCATCACAGGCGCATATTCTGGCGATTACGCAGTGGCATTCGACCCCAATACCAGAACCATGCAACGCATGGATATTAGCGGCGGGCAAGCTGGGAAGCAGCCATCTCCAGCAAACATACAGGCATTAAAGGCTGATCCCAAACTGGCGGCACAGTTTGATGCCGAGTTTGGCGCTGGCGCTTCGGCTCAATATCTAAAGTAATCCCTGCTTAGGGCTTTCGTAGTCGCTTCCCACATGGCTTAATGTGGGCATGGCTACAAACCCTTTCTCAAATCCCGACTTTGGCTCTGACCTTTTGAAAGAGGACAGCTCAGCTAATCCATTCTCAGACCCAAACTTTGACGGCTCACCGCCAGCACGCGGCTTCAAAGGCTGGGCACAGGACGCTGCCGCTACTGCGGTAAAGGGCGCTATTAGTGTGCCAGAGGCTATTGTCGGACTTGCTGATATACCCACTGGCGGGCGTGTTGGTAAATTCCTAGAGAACAAAGACGGTGCATTTGGTTTCCGCCCAGATGAGGCCAAGGCCATAGCGAACGATTGGCACTCTGACGCGACGAAAGAAGCGCAGCGCAAATTCCAAGAAGCTGACGGCATTTGGGATAAAACCAAGACTGCCGTTCAGAACCCCAGTCTGATTGCCACAACCGTAGGTGAGTCACTGCCGTTGATGATCGCTGGCGGCGCTATCGGGCGTGGCCTTTTGGCTTCCACGAAGTACGGCGCTATGGCTGCCAATGCAGGCAGGCTATCCGCAAGTGAGGCTGCTGCGCTGAAAGCTGCGCAGATTAGCGCAGGTGCAGCAGGCGAAGGTGCAACAATGGCAGGCTCTGCTGCCGAGCAAATCCGCCAACAAACGGACGACCGTTTACTGTCCCCTACCCAGGCAGCCGCTGCCGCAGGTACGGGCGTTATGGGCGGTGTAGTCAGCCGCCTGAGTGGTGGCCTTGCCAATAAACTTGGCATTGGTGAAGCTGACACCATGCTTACCCAGGGTGCAAGGGGTGTGGTAAACGATGTCGCCTCAGCCAAGAGCATTCCCCGCCAAGTTATCGAGGGGGTGGTTACCGAAGGTTTGCTGGAGGAATTGCCTCAGTCTGTAGGCGAGCAAATCCTGCAAAACTTAGCCTTGAATAGAAACTGGGCAGAAGGCTTAGACGACGCTGTTGTTATGGGCGCATTGTCAGGCGGCTTAATGGGCAGTGGCGCAGCAGGCTTACATGGGTTCATGGCTAAAGGCGGAGCGCCAGCACTAACTTTGGGTTATGCCCCGCAACAGGCTGATGAAAAGCAGATGACCACCAGCCCAGGCGCGGCCGCATTTGATGGCAATGCCAATCAGCAGCAGGCAGCAAGCGTAGCTGCGCCAGAATTTAGCACTAGCCTTGGCGCACAGTCAGAGCAGCAGGGCGGTGGAATAGATTACCAGCGCCAGATTGATACAAGCGGCCTTAGCCTAGAACGCCTTGATTCGCCATTTACCAAGTCCGCACCAGCAACGGTTCTTGACCGCCAAGCATTGGCCAGGCAAGGCGCTTATCCCATCAGCCCAACCCCTGCGCCCGTGCTCGACACGCGCAGCCTATCCGAAAAGCTGGGACTTTCCAGTAATCGTGGCGGCTTAGAAGCGGCTGCGGCTATGGCTGTGGACAGTGGGGCATCCCCCATTTCTCAAACGGCAAACACCAACGCATTTCAACAAGGAGGCATCAATGGCACTCAAACCCAAGAAGCCCAGCAAGCAGTCGCGGGACAATCGCAAGGCGCAGGAGCGCAGGAGCGCGTGGCCGCAGCCCCAAAAATCCGCGCCGTTAAGCTGAAAGATGGCACAACTGCCCATGTGAATGAGGCTGATCTGACTAGCGGAGCAAGTTTGTTGCGGACTTTTACCGCTGATGGTAAGCCGCGAGCCGTGCGTTTGCCAGCATCCAATATCGCGCCAGCTGCACCAAAGGTAGTGTTGCAAAACCGCAATCGTGCTACGCCAGCAAGTATTGCCCAGATGAATGCAATAGCTAGCAAACCTGATTTTTTGCGTACAGGAGCTAGCAACACGATGGATAACGGAGCGCCTATCGTTTTTGGGGATTTGCCCCAGAAAGTAGCGATAGGGCGTGCCCAGATGGTTGCTGATGGAAACGGGCAGCGCGTGCCAACGCAGTACGCGGTGGTGGAAGCGCAAGACCTGATTACATCGAACCATGCCGACGGCAGCCCTGTGGCTGAGTACGCTAATGGGGTAGATGGCAAGTTGCGAGCTGTCGCAGGCAATGGGCGGGCAGCAGGCTTGAAGGCAGCCTGGCAGCGAGGAACGGCTGGGCAGTATGGACAAGAGCTGGTGCAGGACGCGCCCAATTTGGGCATAGCCCCTGAGGTTTTGGCGCAATTTGAAGCGCCCGTATTGGTGCGGGTGATGGACGCGGCTGATGTCACGCCCGATATGGGCGACCGCAGCAATGTGCAAGCTGGTTTACAGATGTCTGCTGTAGAGCAGGCCAGCAATGACGCGCAGCGCCTGAATTTGCGCGATATGGAGTTTGACGAGCTGGGCAATCCTACTGCGCAGACAGTCATGCGGTTTATGCAGGGAATGCCAGTGCAGGAGCGTGGCAATATGCTCGATAGCCAAGGCCGCGCTACCAGTCAATTGTTAGACCGCATTCGGGCAGCCGCCTTTAAACAGGCATATATGAGTGATAGCTTGGTGGAGTTGGCGGCACAGTCGGCAGACCCAGAGGCTAAAAACATCCTCAATGGCTTGGCTATCGTTGCTGGCGATATGGCGCAGTTGGCTGGCGCAGGAGATTTTGATATTCGTCAAGCCGTGACTGATGCGGCGGATATGGCAGTCACTGCCTCGCGCACAGGCCAATCAATGGCGCAATACCTGCAAACCCGCCAGATTGACGAAAACCCTGAAACCGTCGTGGTGATGCAGTTTATGGCGCAAAATGTACGCAGCGCCAAGCGCATTGCGGACGGCTTGCGTGCATGGGCAGAGCTGGCGCAAAGCCAAATTGCAATAGCCCGTCAGAATGCCGAGCAGGACGCTATGTTTGGCGATACCCCCACGCTATCGCGCAGGGAGCTTTTTGAAAGACTGAACAATGACAACCTCACAGAAATCGAACAGCAGCAACTTATTGAGCAGCAGCGCAGGGCTGAGCTTACTAAGCAAGGTACTCAACGGCCAAGCGCCGAACGAGCAGGAAAGGCAGACGGCGCAAGCGATGGCGCAGAAAGCCGTGGCACAGAACCCACAAACGCCCAAGACGCAGGTCGCGAACAAGCCGACTTTGCGCTAGAGCGGAAAACGCCAGAGCAGATTCGGGCACAGGAAGAAGCCCAGGCGCAAGCTGCGCGGGATAAGGCGAAGGAAGATGCACAAGCAGCAGAGGCAGAGCGTAAATCGGTAGAGCGCCAAGAGGTGACGCAGCGCAGTGAAGCGGCGGCCAATGATTTTCAGCTGGGGCAGAGTGCCGAGGACAACCTAAGCGGGCAGGGCGATATTTTTGCCCAGCAGCAAGAGGCTACGCCAGAAGCGCCACCTAAGACTTTGAAAGAAGGCCTTGAGCGCGTTCGGGCGAAGAAGGCGGCGGAGAAGCCAGCCAAGAATGACGCGACTCGACTGGGCAGCGGGGCGACTGGTGTAGCTGATAACGCATTGAGCGGCAAGGACGCTGGTGCGCCATACCAGTATTTCGAGGAGAAGACAGGACTCATTCGCGATGTACCGTCCATGTCGAACCGTGACGGCACGCTTAATGATGATGGTAAGCGCCTTGCCTATACAGAGTGGTCAGCTATGTCGGAGGATGAGCGGGCGCTTATTCATGAGGCTATAGCGGCACGAAAAACCCGCAGCCAGCAGGCGGATGATTCGGTTCGCAAAGAATACTTGCGGGCTGAAAAGGCGCGACTGGAGGGGGAGCGCATCATCTTGTCGAGCAATGGGAATCCCTACAAAACAGAGGGTGCAGCGGCTAAATTTATCGAGGAAAAAGGCATTGAGGAATCGCACTACGCAGGCAAGGTAGATGGCGGCTGGGCTGCTGTAAGGCGCACGCCGTCCGAAATGCTAGAGCGTGAGAATGGCAAGAAAGGCATCGAGGACTACACCACTATCCAAAGCCGCGTAGTGGCCGAAATGGGTTTGACGCAGGCATGGGGTGAAGATGCGATTACCGATGCTCAGTGGGAAAAGATCGACAATCGTGTTGATGCTATCCAGCGGGGGCAGCGCGGCCTTCCGCCAGTTGATCAAGCCACGGCTGAGGCCGCCAAAGACAGCAGAAAGCTGGAAGCGCCCACCCAACCAGATGATCCAATCATGGTAGATGGACTGCGCGTATCGCCTGTCACCATCAAGAGGGACAATACTCTCAAATCCATGTGGGAGGTACAAAGCGCGGAAAACGCAGAGCGTGAGAAGCGAGGTGAGCGCCAGATTGGAGGGAATAGTCTGCATGGCACCAAGGAGCAGGCCATTGCCGCCGCGAAGTCTCAGGCACAAGATGCTAAAGACAACGCGCTCGCCGAGGAGGAGCAAGCACAGCAAGAGAAGATCGCGCGAGACGCTGCTGCGGCGAAGAAGGCTGACACGATCAATGGCTTCACTGTGGGCATGGCTCCCAACACAGCAGCACTTGCAACCAAGGCGCTTGGCAAGCTGATGCGATTCCGTGAAAAAGTGGCCAGTGTGCGCGAACACATCGAGGCGTGGCACAAGGCTGGCGAGCTGGAAGTCAGCACAACCCAAGAGCCGCGCATCAAGCCCATGTCGCGCATGGCGTATCACCGAGCAGACCAGCAACAGCAGGATGCCCATGAAAAGCGCATGAAAGAAGCTGGCAATAAGACGGTGTACTGGGTCAATGATATTGACTTGGGCAAGACCGCTTTTGACTATGCAAGTCACTTGTTGAACGAGGACGATCAAGCGGGGACTGGCGTAGAGACAGCCCAGCAGCAAGAAGCCGTAAAGAACGAAAAGCCAGAAGCGGAGCGGGTTTCCAATGGTTCGAGCCTAGAAGCTGAAGATGTAATCAAGAAATCCACTGGCAAGGTAGAAAACTTCGGCGAGGAATTGCAAGGCAAGCGCAAGCCAGCCAAACCACTGTTTGCTGACGCATTGGATGATACCGATATTGCCAAGCTGCCATTATCAAAAATTTGGCCTGCTGATGCACACGAAGCCGTAGAAGATACGGCGCGGGCGGCGCTGATGTTTGCTGCCCGTCAAGAGATACCAGCCAAGCCGCGCCAAGCACTAAAGCTGCGGGCGTGGGTGGCGAAGGTGCAGGGTTTGCGTGTTTTGCTTAGCGAGGATGGTTTGGCAAGCCTGCCGCTAGACCAGATGCTGGCCAAGATGCGCGGGGTTAGGCGCACGATGGGGAGATTTGCCGATAGGCTAGAGCTGCTGACCCATATCGAGCGCAACCAATGGGGGCGGATCGATAGCATAGAGGTTTACCCGCATGGAGAGCATTACACGGGTGATGGATTTGTTTCGTCCCCATTTGGGCTCTTTGTGGTCGATGGTAAGCGCGATGTGGTGCTGGGCGCGAAGTCGGTTGCCGATATGATGGGGGCGGTGAATGCGGCGTTGGGGCAGGAGCGCCAAGCCGAGAAGCTGGCGTTTGAGATTCGCCATGACCGAAAAAATGGCGAGTATTTCATCAATAAGAAGGGCGACAAGCTCTATCGCAGGATAGTGAGTTTCCCTAGTTTGCAGCAAGCCCGCACGCATTTGGAGAATGAGTACGCGGATGTGCTGGCTAAATGGAATGCGCTACGCGATTCGCAGAGCCTGACCGATGCCCAGACGCGAGGCGATACAAACGCTGCCCGTTCTGGTAAGGATTGGCGCGGTGGGCAAGATGCCACGGTGGAAATGTTCGATAAGGCATTTGGTTTCCGTGGGGTAGAGTTTGGCAGTTGGGTGTCTCAGGGTACTAACGCGAAAGAGCGCCAAGGTTTTATGAATCAGGCGTATGACGCGCTGCATGATTTGGCTGATATTGTGGGTGTTCCCACACGGGCGCTGTCGCTTAACGGTACGATGGGGCTGGCTTTTGGTTCACGGGGCGGCGGCAAAAAGGCTGCTGCCCACTATGAGCCTAGCAATCAGGTGATTAACCTGACTAAGACCAAGGGCGCAGGGGCGCTGGCGCATGAGTGGTTTCACGCGCTGGATAATTATTTTGCTCGTTTCCGTCAAGGCGGTAATGCACTGACGAAAGAGGATTGGAATCAAGAGGATTACCGAGACGCGAATTACATGACCCATAACCCAGAGGGGGTTTGGGTGAACAAACAAAACGGGCGCAGCGTCACGCCAGCAGAGTTACCCAGAGCACTCAAATGGAGCGGAAAGCTCGATGAGCGCCTGTCGCTAGAAGAAAACGCGAAGCAAGCCGGATGGGAGAAGCGCGAGAGTACGCCAGTGCGCAAAGAGGTGGAGACGGCCTTCGCGCAGTTGATAAAAACACTGGTTGATTCGCCAATGGCTGCCCGTGCCAAAATCTTAGATAGCACACGACAAACACCTTATTGGAGCCGCCGCCTAGAGATAGCCGCCCGCGCTTTTGAGAATTATGTGACGGCTAAGATGCTGGAACAGGGCAATACGAATGATTTTTTGGCGAACATCAAGAGCTTTGAGCAGTTCCAAGAGGACACGAAAACGCCATATCCATACTTGACGGCGGATGAGCTTACACCCGTGCGGCAGGCATTTGAGGAGTTGTTTTCGACCATTGAGACGAAGGCGGGCGAGAATGACAAAGTGGTGATGTTCAGCCGCAGTAATATCGGCCAACAAGGAGCGCAGAATGGACAAGAAAATGGAATGCCAAGAGGTTTGTCAGCAACAAGCACTGCGCAAAGCCGCACGCTTGAGGACAAAATCAACGCCGATTTGCGACGACTCGGAGATGCAGGAGATGGACTTTTCCGTGCTGCGTCAATCCCGCAAAATCAACTGCCTGACGCACTTAGTCGCGCCTTGGGAGCGCTTCGGGCCGCCACGGGAACGCAAGTCCACATCTTCCGAAACCTGACACCGCAGGTTCTGGACTTCAATGGGGTTAGCTTTCGAGATGGCACTGTCCATATCAATGAGACTAGCCAAAATCCAGCCACATTGACGGCGGCGCATGAGTGGCTGCACAACCTGCGCCGCACGAACCCCGATTTGTATCGGGAGTTGGCCGACGAGGTTGCTCGGCAGGGGCGCTTGCCAGAGTATCAGCAGCGCCTGAAGCGTGACGGCGAGACGCGCTGGAAGAATATGGATGTGGTGGAGGAGGAGCTGACCGCAGCCGCTGTCTCTGATGCGCTGACTGACCCGGTGTTTTTGCAGCGGCTGGCCGAGCGTGACCAAAGCGCGTTCCGCCGTGTGGCCAAGGCGTTTTTGGAGTTTCTGAAGACACTGACTGCTGGTTGGAAAGATCAGGGTAGCAACGCTTATCTTCAGGATGTCGAAGCCTTCCGCGACAAACTGGAGCAGGTGCTGGATAAGCTGCCAGTTGCCAAGCAAAAACCTGGGGACATTCAGGCGCTGTTCTTGCGCGTGTGGCACGGCACGCCGCATCGTGGTATTGAGCAAACTGGCTTCAAACTCAACAAAATCGGCACGGGCGAAGGGGTGCAGGCTTATGGCTGGGGGATGTACTTCGCATCCATGCGCGAGGTGGCGCAGCAGTACCAGCCACGCAATCCCGGCGCTGAAGATGCAATGCTGGCCGAGTACAAAGCGGCAGAGAAAAAGGGTGATTTGGAATCCCTTGAGCTGTGGGAAGCGGCACTGCTGCACAATCTGTCAGCCGATATTCAGGCGGACGATGCGTTTTCGCATATTCCGCAGGCCAAGCGCGATGCCGTGGCGCGCAAGATGCAAGAGATTGGCAAAAAGCACGCCGATGGGGGCAATCTGTATGGCGTCGCCCTGCCCATCGAAGAGTCCGACCTGCTGGACTGGGACAAGCCACTTTCTGAGCAGTCGCCGAAGGTGCGGGAGGCGCTGGCTCCGCTGATCGAGCAGGTGCGCGACACCAAGCGGTTCTCGGACGATCCGACCGGGGAGCGCATCTGCAACGCGCTGTCGGTGCGTTTGGCCGAGGGCGATGCACCCGGCAAACTCGGACGCGGCGCAAAGGCAGCAAGCGAAGCACTCCTGCGCGCAGGCATCCCTGGCCTGCGTTACCTAGACGGCAACAGTCGCGCTGATGGCAAAGGCACGCACAACTATGTGATTTGGGACGAGGCATTACTGACTCCTGAGAAGGCGCAGATTGAGGCTATGTATAGCCGTGGGCAAAGCCAAGGCGCAAGTGTTGTTGATGATGCCGCGCTACAGCGCCAGTTTGATGAAACCGCCCGCGCCTATGGCGGGCAAGATGCCTATGCCAAAGCCAAGGCTGACGGCAAGACTAAACTGAACTACCGCCAGTGGGTGCAGGTGCGCACGCCTGCATTCAAAGCGTGGTTTGGGGATTGGGAAGGCGACCCCGCCAATGCCAGTAAAGTAGTGGATTCAGAAACAGGCGAGCCGCTGGTGGTGTATCACGGGACGGCAGAAGATGTTTCGAGGTTTGACCCTGAGCGTGCAGGGCAAGAAAAGTATCCCGATTGGGGCAAGGGCATCTATTTCACCCCAAGCCCATCAACGGCAGACTACTACCGCGGGGAGGCTGCGAAGAAGCGCGATACTGAGTCTGACCGTCTTTGGGCACTATTGGAGGCAGAAGAGAAAAAAACCACATGGAAGAACGGCGCTCCGACATACACCGATGAGCACGCCCGTCTTTTGGGGGAATGGCGATCAGCAAGGGCAACCGCTGAGAATCGTGCAGGCTCCGTTATGCCTGTCTACTTGAGCATCAAAAATCCGCTTGTTCAAGAATACTCTTCGATGCCAGACCCGTTTTTAGCTGATCGTGCAAAAGCAGATGGGCGAGATGGAATCATCGTGCTGAACGGAAACGGCGGGATTGATGAAATCATCGCCTTCCGCCCCGAGCAAATCAAATCCGCGATCGGCAACAACGGCAACTTCGACGGCGCAAACCCTGATATTCGGTTCAGCCGCAGTAATATCGGCCAACAAGGAGCGCAGAATGGACAAGAAAATGGAATGCCAAGAGGTTTGTCAGCAACAAGCACTGCGCAAAGCCGCACGCTTGAGGACAAAATCAACGCC